CAAATGCTTTAGATATTTTTTGATAATAAATTTCTAAATCTGTTCTCTCTTGAATATTTGCAACAGCAGTATAATCATCTTGAGGTACAGTACCCTGAGAAATAAGAGTTGATAATGGATTCAAACCATCAGCAAACTCAAAACATGTAAGTCTATGATGTGAGAACTTAGGTGCTAAAGTATCCGTACTATCAGGTTTGTAGTACACACCTTCTTCTGCTCCATCAAAGAATGAGAATTGCCAGAAATAAGTACCACCAGTTACTTTGAATAATGCTGTGCGTGGGGGAACGTCTGCTTCAGTATTAATACCTTTCGCAGCATACGTTGTTGGATAAGGTACATACTTTGGAATTATTTTAGTTCTTCTAAGGTCAGTACCAACAAGAGAACAACCTCTAGGTACAATGACACCACCTTCAATGGAGTTGTATTTGTATAGTACATTACTAGATGATGTGATGTCTAAGTTTGAGTTTGCATCAATAGGGGGAACATTAGTATAAAGAATCTCACCAGGACGATTATCAATAACATATTCAGATGGATAGAGCATGATACTAAAAGCATCAAACTCGTCATTACTTAAACCAACTCTATATGAAAACTTAGCAACTTCAAGAAACGCTCTTTGAATAGTTTTAAAAGGTCGCAGTGCTGAGTTTCCTCTATTGTCAATAGCATCAGAAGCATCGAAGTCATCTGGGTTGACATATATGATACGTCCAGTTCTGGACGTAATAATATTCTTTAACCTGGTGAGTGCCATTACTTATACTGCCTTTTGATTATTTATGATTGACCAAATATCCTAGTCGTAATTGAATTTGAAGCATCTTCAAAACCAACTAAACTGAATATATTATTTGCTGTTGTTGATTTTACAACAAGTGTTTCACCAGGTCCAACAACTAATGAAGTAATTTTATCTACTTCATTGTTACCAGTAGCATCACCATCAACAAGATAATTAGATACCTCTACTGCTGCAGATGCAACATCAACACTATTAATAGTTGCAGTAGTTCTAGATGCAGTGTTTAGTTTAGGAACATCCCTAAACGTATCTGAACCAGAAAAGTCACCAGAATTAAGTCCCTTAATAAACGTCAAAACACTACCAGTATAGTCTCTAACATATCCATAAGCACCAGCAGTTTGACTGGTAATAGTATAAGTAACACCATCTAAAAGAAAAGTATCAGTATTATCAACGATAGTACCTACTTTATCAAAAACATAAACTCCAGGATAGGTATAAACGTTACTGGGAGTAATGAGTCTATCATTACCACCATAATTAGCATTCGATGCAGTACCTGTTCCACCATCATATATGTATAAAACTGCTGGTAGTGTGCTGTCTCCGAACGCATATTGTACATATGCACCAGCAGAACCAGCAGTACCATTGGTAGTTTTACCAGTAGTATATTCTGTACCATCATCACCACCACCTACTGCACCGTCAGGTCCATACTCACCATTTATAGTTTCAGAGAGATGAAACTCTCTACCACTCATGGTTCCATCTGCAACATTAAATCTATAGGTACGATCATCAAAAAGCAGAAATGGAACTGCTCCCATATAAAGATCGTAAACTCCACCAGCAGTTGTAGTTGAGAATGCAAATTCATTATTTGCGGCAGTAATAGCAGGTGATGCTGAGATAGTTGCAGAAGCACCACCAGAAACACCTATACTGTCACCTGCAGCAAATTCAGTTCCAGTTCCATTAAGTGTAGAAGGACCAATATGAATAGTACTACCATCTACACCATATACAACTGCAGTAGTATCGTTAGGAGAAGTACCTTTACTAATTGTATTACCAGCAGCAAATGTCCCAGTTTGAGACTCTACAGGAATTGTTCTAATAGAAAATACTTTGACAAAAATTTCTGTGAATGGAGGAGTATAAAATGATTCAAATTTAAATGTTTTTTCCTGATCGGTTGTAGTAATTGTATCACCAACAGTAAGTGATGAACCAGTTGCTGCAATTGGAGTTCCAACTTCGACAACAGAAGATGATATCAAATCACCTGCATGAAGTTTATATGTTGCAGCATCAAGAGTTAATTTTTGATCATAATTCTTTAGTGCCACATCATAAGCGGAACCTGTTCCGTCATTAGCAATAGTCAACACCGTACTAGCAGTCCTATTAATAGGTACTGAGTATAACACCGTATCAGTGTTAGCAGATGGTTTAAGTTGTGCTAGAAGTCCTTGTTTAGCCATGGTTAGTTATTAGAATCCTGCGTAAAAGAATTGTTGATGTCTGGTCAATCCAGTAAGGTTGTTACCACCAATACCAGCACCAAACGAAACATCTTCTAGAGTTACGTTTTCTGTAGATAGTAAAGTTGCATCTGAATCTGGAAATTTAATTGTTCTAGTTCCAGTAATGTTACTCGTATCAAGAGTAACAGTTGTAGTTGAACCAACCGACTGTTTGAGAACAGGAGCAACTATAATTTTACTAGATAAAATTTGAGTTGCTGTATTGGTAACAAATACATTATTGTCACTGCCATTATTTAGATCATTTGTAGGTGGAACTTCAAATGTCTGGTTAGATGATGCGTTTTGATTAGCAACACTAAAAGTAATCTTCTTACTACTATCTGTACCATCCTGAAGAATTAATGATTCAGCAGTCTTGTTTTTAAGAATTTGAGTAGATTCCGTACCAACTAATGTAAGACTTAAATCTGGAACTGTGATAATTCTATTTGCTGTTAAAGCATCTGTATTAAGTTGTGCCCAAGCAGTTCCAATCTCAGCATCAGTAAGAAACTTAACATCAACAAAACTTTTATTAAGAGCAGTTTGTTCTGCTTTAGTATCAAGTAATGTAGATGATGTAGCAGTAGGTTCAGCAGTTGTCGTTACAGTTCCTGCATCAGGAAGTAAATAAGAACGACGAGTATCAGATGTAGTTGTCCAGTTGATTTGGAAAATTGCTTCTTCATCACCATCAGTAATAACTAAATTATCTTCATCAATAAGAAGAGTCTTGTTGGTTAATGTCTGAGTAGTATTATCACCAACAACGGTAGTTCCGTTACCAGAGGTAATGGCGGGAAGGGTAAAGATACGAGTATTAGTACCAGTACCAATATTACTAACTTCAAATCTTGCCTTTGGACCTTGAGCATCCTCAAGAATAAAAGTTTGATCAGAAACTACAAAATTACCAGTAACTTTTACAGCACCTGTTCCTTTAGGAGCAAGAACAATGTCAGCATTTATAGAAGTTTCGTGAACAGCAGTAATGTAAAGTGATTTACTACTCTCACTATTGGAAATAGTGGTCATATAAAAACCACTGGTACCAAATGATAATCCTAACTGATCATATGCAGATTGATACAAACCAGTGTTACGATCAAGATCGAAACAAAGTCCAGGAGTTGCCTTTGCTCCTTGTGCAAGACCTTTATGGAGTTGATTGATCTTTACCTTTCTATTTGGGATCAACGGATCAGATACAACTACAGGTAGAATTCCTTCTCCAGATAGATTTGAATCTGAGATTGTATCCAGTTGAGAAATTTTACGAGTTCCCACGAATAATCACACTATTTGCTACAAGTTTATTTATAAAGGTATATAATAGTTCTAGTATTGGTTACAAGATAGGAACTGTGTCATAGTAAATCTACCAAGTTTTTTACCCATATCTTTTTCTTCCATACCAACTTTATCTACTCCATGATGTATTGATGATGGAAATACTATAACTCTATTATGTTTACACTCAATTTCCATGTCAAACGAAGGAAATCTTAAATTTCCACCAGTAAATTTTTTTGGTTCTCTATAAAACCAAGTAATACCTGTCAATCTTGCAAGATCTCTATGTGGTTTGTATTCATCGTTATTTTCATAGTATAAAATTTGAGTATCATCTCCATTAAGAGCATCAAGATGATTAAATAACCAATGAGGATGATTCTTAAATATTTCCTTATCAATTAATTTCCTATTAATTTCGAGAATATTAGAAGAATCTCTTGAGGTAAAAAACCTATCCAAGAACATATCCCATGTATTTTTTAGGGGTCGGTGAACACCATTTTCATCATCTGCCCCTGCAGCACCACGTTCAAGACTAGATCTACCCATTCTTTTTGGATTACACAAGTAGTCCAATTCTTCCCAAATACCATCTAATTCAGATTGATCATAAAAATCATCAATCAAAATATAGGGAAGAGGTTCATTCTTAATGATTGGTTTGCCCATTGTATTTTGTTAGTGTATATTGTTCTGGTCTTAGTTTTAATCGTGCAATTTGTTTACATACATCATCATAGTCTCTGAACCATGACCTATTAAATGTATCCTTTTCAACTGGATGGAGATACCAAGGCATTGTGTTCTTTATATTACCATTACCATTACCTAGTTCCCATAGATCACCAGACTTAACTTTAGTAAATACTGGTTTCTTATCAATCCTTGTCTTTCTAACCTTCGTTGATGCTAGACTCTTGAGATTCTTCTCCAAGTTTTTCTGCGTTTTCACGCTCTGCACAGATACGGAAGAACCTCGTGAAGTCTTCTTTCGTCCAGTCGTTGAAGAAACTTTCGTCTTCGTCGTTTTCGTCCCATTCGACTGTGAACGAACCGTCTTCGTTGTCTTTGACATTGATCATCTTGAAAGGGAAGTTAAATGTAGTGTACCATGGTTTTTTAGAAGAGTCAAGTTATCTTTTTATCCATCTCGGTAAATAAAATATAATGAAACTTAAAGACCAGAAGGTTGCTAACGCTGCAATATGTAGTATCCTATTAGGATTAACTATTAATCCAATGGTTACAAGTCCTATCCATGTATAATCTAATGTACCATGAAAACGATACCATGTATTAGCACCGTACTTATCAATAAACTTATCTCTTTGTTTTGAGAACCAAGGCGAAACATGCCTCATCATAACAAAACCCTCATTGAAGAACATGAGGGTGAAACCAATCCAGAATATCATAATGATAATAAAAAATTAATCATGTTAAAGGGGGCACTCTTTCTACGTAGAGATCTTTTGTACTCCCCCCAATTTGCGTTTAAGTGCTTGGAGTCTTGCTTTTGCTTGTCTAATCGCAACAGGACTTTTTCTCGATTTATCGTTGCGACCTCTTTTTCTTGGTGTTTCGTGACTTTTGAGGTGCATCGTCTTGCCCTGTACTCGTCTATTATATAGCAATATCAGGAAATGTCAACTGTATTATATTAAAACACCATTTTTCCAGATGTCAAAGTTCCACTTTTTCCATTGTCCATACTTTTCGGGATCATTTTTTTCATCACTTATCATTTCTAAAAATTTATTGTCTGGATTAAATGGTAAAGACTTGGCATATTTCCAAAAAGGTGTGTCAAATTTTGATCCAAATTGATAATGCCATAAAATAATATTTTCAAGTTGTTTCATATTTGTTCTTATAGTATCGTTACATTGATCTACTGTTTTTCTATTGAATATACAATCCCAAGATTGTCTACAAATAAGTTGGTAGAACGCAAGAGATGTTGCCTCCATCGGTTCTATAAATCCATACATATTACCTTGTAATATAGTTCTACTTCCATTATAGAAATTTTTTGCCATATAATTTTCAAAAGACAATGGTAAACTATCTTGATATATTCTAAACCTATTCATAAAATCTTCTCTTGCTACCTGTGTTGATGTTATTGTATCATTATACAAATATCCATAGGAAACACTATCTACATTAGGAATAATAAATGTCCAACCATTAGGAGTTGCAACGCAACGTGTGTAAGTTAAATCAGGGTCTTTTTCAAACTTCTTGGATAAAAGAACAGCATTTAAGGGATTGATAAGTGAATCATAATTACTACTATCTCGATTATGCCTACCTCTGCAGTCAAAAATTATATCTGCATCTATTTCGTCTTCGGGATTGTTAATTATTTTCTCATGTATTTTAAAAAATTTTGAATTTATAACACATTCAGATAATTTTTGAGGAACAAAGTGTATTGCTGTGCCTAACTCCTGAAATGATGAAAAAATTTTATCATTTTTTTTACCCCACCCCTCATATAATATACCTGTCTTTATGGTTGCATCAATAGGATTACTATACCAATCTATTCCTAAAGTTGAAGACATCGATATTGAAACTTCAGGAATAGTTCCTTGTCCCACTTTTTCTATTGGATGATCGTGAGGACTGTGATATAATTCAATCTCAAACCAATCTCTACCATAAAAATAAAAATGTAATGCAGTTATACACCCTGCATTACCAGCACCAATAATTGCAATCTTTTTCTTTTTCATTACGCATCAAATATACTATGCTTGGAAGTACCTGCATTATCATTTGATATATCTCCTATTCCAGTCTCTTCTGTTTCTTCTAGTTTATATTCCCAATCTTCTATCACAGTATTAGCAAGCATCCTATCAGACAGAAGATCCATTTCTTCTCTTGCTATCTCTTCAGTTTCTGCATCAAACCAGAAGTCTATTGCTTTACCTATCCTCAACAAATGAGGTTTAAGATTGGGAGCAACTAAATGTGTATTCTTCATAACTGCATTACCAGCAGCATCAGATACAGATCCTCTCAACCTGACATGAACAAGTGCTTTAAATCTCATTTCTTAGTTGTGTTACTACGTGTTCTGTTATGAATTGCTATGAACTTATCTCCAGCAAATGTGCCACCAAGACACACTTCAATCTCATCACCATCTTTCCAGTTGGTTTCGCCATTCATTTTGGTGTGTGTCATTGCTAATTGAATTTGATCAATTACTTTTTGTGTTAGTCTCATTGTTTTAATTGGAGTTCATTTTTTGTTATGATTTCAAAATTTAAACTTATTCTCCATTCTTCGGTATCATGAAATGTAGTATCATGAACTAGATCATTTGGCATAATAATAAGTTCATTAGGTTTTGGTTGATAATCTTCCCATTTCCCATCTATTAAAAATCTTATCATACCACAGAATTGATTGTCGATCTTGGGTACTTGAAGATAATAAACTGTATTTATTGTAGAAGTTCTAATGTGATTGTGTGGGACTGATTTCCAGTAATCTTTATTAGTACATAAAGACCAACACTCATCACTATTATTATCTGCCAATTCTATTCTTTCAAATAAACTTTCACAAGCATTCAGCATTTTATTATAGATCTTTTTTAAGATTTTTGCTCTATCCCTAACTACTAAAAAATTTTCATTAACTCCCCCAATAGTGGGATCTATTACAGAATATTTTTTAGTATCATGTAGACCTTTACTATAAAAAATATCTTCTATTAAAATATTTTCATCGGAGTCTGATATATTGTAAAAATTTGGTATTGATATAGCATTCATTTTTTAAATATAATTCAAATTAAGAACTAAACGATATTGTGAGTCAGTTGTAGTTGTACCTGTGTGCATAATATGATTAGGGAATGTTACCATCCTATTTGCAACTGATTCAACTTTTGTACCATCCTCAAACTTAGTGTATCCATTGTTGGTATTCAAATATAAAATGGATGTTTTCATATGATCTTTGATCTTACTGATTGAATTTATCAAATGAGTTTTTGTATCAGTGACATCTGTGTGTAATCCGTGTTCTACTATTTTTCCTTGATTAGGCATCATATTTGCCTTGATCTTAAAAATAGCAATAGGTTGCAATTTCTTTAATATAGGTTCCAATATTGAAATTTGATCACATTGAGGTGAGTACGTGTTATAAAAAAGGTGTGAGAACTGCATGTTGAACATCTCATCAACATACTCTTCAATATCATTAACAACATGTGCTATGTACCAAGGAAAATCCCATCTTAAAAGTCCATCACGTAGTTGCTCAAACTCGTTGAGAGGCAAGAAATTGTCTTGAATATCAATCATTTTTTAAATGCACCTAACTTCATTAGGATGTAGATTGTAAGAGTTGTCCAAAAAACAACTTCTAGTCCAACATAATTCATTTGATATACTCCACTTGATATGGTGGCATCTTTTCAATCACAACTTTAACAGGTTGTTGAAGTATATTAGCAAGTTTATTATATGCTATTGCAGTAAATACTTGTGGTACTATAAAGGCAACCATTGCAACTATCCAAAAGAAATAGTAATAGTTTTCTTTGTTTTGTGTTCTCATTAATAAGACCTCTCAGGGGGGATGGGAAGATCGGCAAAAACATTAAATCCAATGCTTATTCTTTCTTCATTTGATTTATTTTCTTCAACATCGTGCTCAAACCAACTTGGAAAAAATATAACCATATCCTCTTGTGGCACTATAAAGTTATACTGTGCTGATTCATGATAATATTCATAATCTGGAGGATTTATCGATGAAATCATCCTTGGATCATAAAATCTTATTCTACCAGAATTTTCAGGAACTTTCACATAGTATACACCAGATAACAAAAGTTCTCTATTAAATGTTATATGTGTGTGTCTTGAATTACTAGCACCTTTAGGATTCATATTCACCCACATGTGGAATAGAGTGAAATTTAATTTTGGTTTTCCATGTACTTTCGGAAAAGATCTTAGAATGGCATCAGTTAAATCTTTATTTCTATAATCCTCATATTGATCTCCATTTATATTTGAGTGTTTGACTTTTAATCCTTGCTTCTTGAATTCATCTAAATTGCTTATAAGTTTATCAGTATTGAAATTTAACTTTTCAACCCAAACACAACTTGGAAACATCTCTAGAACATCCATAATTAATAATACCTAGGATATTCAGGATTTACTTGTACTTCAATAGTATCAAAGATTCTATTTAATGAACGAGCAAACATTCTATATCCAGAACCAACATACAATTGTCCTGCTACTACAGAAAATGTTGCTACACCCCAAAAGATGTAATAAAATTTAGATTTCACTTGGTTTCTTTGCTTTTCTTTAGTAATCATTTTTCATCATGTTTATGTTCAAGTTTACCAGACAATTCATATGCATCTTTGTTTCCATTGTGTCCATGTGCAATGCCTAGTTCATGCATTTTAGCATGTTCGTCAATCTGATCTCTAAGTCCTTCCTTTCCTTTACCAAATGTAAGATACATTCCATAAATGACTAGACCTAGAACAACTAAACCAAAGAATAAAATAAATCCCTGATCTGGTGTTAGATTTAAGTGTGGAACTATAGCGTCAGGTTGTTTCTCCCATGTGCCAGGTAAGTTATACACTGAGGGTCTTGATAAAAAAATCATTTGTTCTCCATAAATTGTTTTTGAAATTCTTCTACTTGATTTTGTATCTCATCAGGAATTGGAGAAACTTCATTTACAGGAGTAATCATAGCAGATCCTGCATCTTCACGAGTAATTTTCCAACAAACACGTTGTGTATCTGTTAGATTCAAAATAAAGTCAAAGTGTTCTTCTGCTTGACGTTGTGTGATTCCAATAGGTCCAATCATGTTACAGCATAGCAATAAGTGATCATATCAGGATCAAGAATATCTTCGATATCCTTCACAGTTTCAGAGAAACCTTCAGAACCTTCGTTATCCCATTTCCAATTTACGGTCTTATCATACCCTTCATCATCAACGACCTTAATCGTACGTTTTGAGAAGTTGACAAAAACGTGTGCTAGTTCAGATTCCACATGTGACTCCATACTATAGTATCTAGTATAGCAGTCAAGAGATGTCCTGTCAAGGATTAATTTATAAAGACTGTCTTACCAAGGATTAATACTGCTGCTTTTGCCTCAAGAAGCATACCAGTACCACAAGTTATTGTACAAGCAAGACTTGCGTTCATAATCATTGCACCTGCCATAACATTAACGTTATACATTCCCGTCACAACATTACAATTATATCCTGTTGCACCACATGTCATTGAAATTGGTCCTACAGGGTTACCAACAATATATCTGGGAATAGAATCAGCAGACATACCAGGAACCATAATTGTTTCAACAGAACCACCGACCATTCTACGAATACCTGTAATTGCCTTAGGAATAGGAGAAGGTGGTGAGTTAATCATTTCAACTAATGAAGGTGTAATAAGATCAATAGAGTTATCTCCACTAATAATAACTTCTCCTCCAGAGAGTGCTAATTGACCACCACTAGATTCAAAAACACTACTGGTAAATTTACTAGAAACAGATCCTACATTAAATTCTGCACCTTGAACTTCAAACTTAGCACCAACAGTATTAATATCAACATCAGATCCAAATTTGATTGTATGCTTTTGAACTTTTTCGTTCTTCTTATTACCTTTTTTATCTACAACTTTAGGGGCACCTTCAGCATCAAAGAAGAAACCACCACCAACTTCAATATGACAATCACCAGTAATTTTTAAACGATAGTCACCATCGACGTTTAAAACATAATCATTATCAACTTGTTTACACTGGTCACCATGAGTTTCTTCTGTATAATTACCAGCATATGATGTATGATCAGCAACTAAAGAACCAGTATCACCCTTACCACTGTTTGCTGCCTTTACGGAAGCATCTATTTGTTTTTGAAGTTCTTCCTCATCTATGTCTGGATTTTGTTCACGAATTGCTTTAGCAGCAACATACTTTGCGTGTTCATTCTGATTACAACATATAGATGTTGATGTTGTTCCACTAGCATTTTTCTTTACACTTGCCTGACGACCAGGAGTTCCAACAAACAGTTCATAGGAACCATCTAAGAAAGTTTTAGCAGCAGTTAAATATGGATCTGCTTCGTTGAAAATATTATCAAAAAGACCACCAGATCCTGCATCACCACCACAAGTTCCTCTACTCTGTCCTCTAATTGCGTTAATTTCTGCAAGTTCTTCAGGAGTACAATGAGTAACACCAAATAAAGGATACCAACCTACCGTATCTTTACCACCATCAGGTTTA